GATGTTGAGCGGATGTCACCATCTTCAAGTTTAGGAAAAAGTAGGTATAATTTATCTCTGACCCATTGCTGCAGGCGTCTGCCTTTTGCCTTCGCAGATTGAGGCGTTATAGCCACTTCGGTTTCTCTAGGATCGTATAATCACCCCAGCCTGTCCCGTAGTTTACCTCTTCTTCTGCCCTTGCAATTACTGCTAATGTTTTATGTAATTCCGTCATGGCCCATTTCATTACTTCTGGCCCCATGACATGAAGGTGGGAAATGTACGGAGCTTGTTTTTCACACGCAATAAAATTAAATTCAGTTATGTCATAACCAGCAAGCTGACAGGTATATACATAATGAGCGCCCTGTAAAAAATAGCCATATTTTACGCATTCGGACATAAAACCTTTTGGACTAGCGTCTTGCGTAGTCTTCACGTCATAAACGGTATTTTCAGACTCAATCATTAAATCTGGGCGTGTTTTTAATAACAAACCAGAGATCGGGTCTTGGGCCATTATACTAATTTCGTTTATTCTATCAGGGTGATTTAACGCCTTAGAACAAACAGGATTACTCAATGCACCTCTAGTGATACAATTAGCTACGTTAAACTCCACCTCAGTCAAAAGGACTTGGTCTTTGGTTAACTTTTCTTTCATAGCTTTAAATTCAGCACTGGCCTTAGTTTTTGGGCCTTTGATCACTAAATTTTTATCTTTTTCGAGGAGATTGGCATGAACGGCATTACCCATAGCAAAAGCCGCTGACTGAACAATTTTCTGCCCCTTCCAGTGTGCTAATGACTTTTTGTATACCGCTTTGACAGCACTAGAGGAGATACCATCGATTGAATGGTACTGCTCGTTAGACATATCATCCCTAATAGTAACCTGATGGGAAATTGTCTCTGCTTTTTTTACAGCACTCATACTCATGCTACTTCTTCAAAGTCAGCGTCTAGGCTGTCCCCAAGTGCTTCTAAAGCAGCATTATCTATTGAGCCTTCAGACAACGCCTTGAAGTACTGCTCATCGATGTATTTATGCTCGGCACGGATACTATCGCCAAAGACCTTCATTGTCTCACGCACTTCTTTCGTGAGATCCAGAACGGTATCTAAATCGGGTGTATAACCAAAGGTATACCAAACCACTGATCCGTTTTCATTGTAGATCGAATGTAGTTTAGCCTGGTAGTTGTATACCGCTGAACCTTTCGGAAGAGCTTTAATAAAGTCGTTGTAAAAACCGCCGTAGGTGGAGTTTTTATGGAACATTATGCACGGTTCGTTCTCAATAACGACTTCCGTTCCATCTTCTTTTTTACCAGTATAACTGACTAGTCCACGGATAACCCGGTGTTGCATGGAGCGCCACTTCTTGGCTTCGTCATATTCCATTTCCTTGCGATAATCCCAGGACGGCATACCACAGGCGATACCGCCACGCATGTCACGGGCTTCATCCTTGTAAGGATTTTTAACCGCTAAAGATTTATTTATGAGGGTGCGCTTGCCATCAACCTCATCCCAATGAAAATACTGGACTAGGTTTGACACCGGCCTAAACGTAACTGTCTCAGCATACACGGGATCCTCTGTGCCTGTGAGATAAAAGCTTCCTTCTGGAATAGGCTTCTTAGTTAATTTATTTCTAGATTTTGCATTAATACGCAACTCAGGAACACGGACGATGGATGAGTCTCCACCTTTATTAGGCACGTCTGTGCCGAGGATGTCAGCTAGTTCTGCCATCTCGACAGCATCAATTGTAGTTAGATCGCTCATTGCGGATCCTTTCTTAGGTGAACTTATATTGTGGCACAACTAAGTGGCACTAGTCAATCAAATTCTACCTGATCAAGCCAGTTTTTCCCGCCAGTAATTTCGATTTCTAATGGTAGAGCAAACGTGTAATCCCAACGCTGCTCGGCTTCGCCAATAGCACCAACCATAGCCCATTTAAGAGCATCTTTCACTTGATCAATCTCAGTGGGAAATACATCAGCTACCAAGCTATCGTGGACTGTCAGCACCAGTTTTGATTTAAGTTTTAATTCCTTAAACTTTCTGAAAGCACGAATGCAGGAGATCATCATCAAGTCAGCGGCGGCGGATTGAACAGGGTAATTAACGATCTGGGTATAGAAGGTAGTACGACCACCTCGTAGCCTGGTCACGTCCGGCCAGAAGAACTGTCGGCCACTTGGTATCTGCACTATTCCGTTTTTAAGGACGCCGTCAGATAACCTCTTATGATATGCAGCAAGCCCCTCATAGATAGTAAAAAACTCTTTCATATAGTTCTGTACTAGCTCAGATTCACCCATGCCACGGCCACCATAAATTGGGGCGAATGAGTATTTTTTTGAGTTTTGTCGTTGGTCTTTAGTGACTTGGGATGGGTCACATTGGTAGATGATTGATGCAGTTTGCTTGTGTAAATCCTTACCATTCTTTACGTCTGATATTATCTGGGCATCCCTGCTTAACTCACCACAAATGACAAATTCAGCAGAACTGAAATCAGCTTCGATCACAGTCCCGTTTTCAAAGCGACTGACAACAGCCCTTCTAACAGGAAAGCCACGCTTTGGAGCGTTCTGCATGTTAGGGGCAGTACTACTAAGCCTGCCAGTAGCAGTGACGCACTGAGTGAACTGGGTATGTAAAATACCGTCAGACCTAGTCCATGTTTCAAAGCCTTTGACGAATGAATCTAGATATACATTGACCGCACTAAGGCGGCTACTTTTTGTAAGAAACTCCACCGCTATCGTGTTGCCCTTGGCTTCAGCTTGGCTGATCAGTCGCTGGATGGTTACCTTGTCTGTTTTGAACCCGTTTATAGATGCATCACCAGGTGAGGATGGGTTTAGCCGCAGTCCTGCAGTCAGGCCATTAGGTCTATAGAAAGCCCCTACCCCATGACACGCTGGGCATTTGGATAGGTTTTTGTAAGGATCCCCTTGAACACGGTATTTCTTTTTAAGTTTGGTAATGGTCTTCTGTTTATACTTTTGTATATACGCACGGCCATCACAAGCGGTACAACAGACCACATCTGTGCGTTGTATAATCTTTGTGGTTGCACGAACTGCAGCATTAAACTCACTTCTTTTCATGCGAGGCGGATACAAAGGCTTGCCTGTAGGCCCTACCCCAATGTTCCAAACCTGCTGATGATCAGCCCGGTCTATTACTTCCCTGCTGTAGACAACTTTGGACGTGTCAGCGCCGGATGCTAGGTTGATGATAGTATCACCCATGACGCTTTCAACTATCTGATCAAGACGTGTCTTTAATACCTTTTGCTCTTGCTCATACTCAGTCTTAATGCCGCCAAGGACATCCATATCAACCTTGATACCGTTGCGCTCAATCTCAACCAGAGACAAAAGCATTTCATTCATCATGGTTACTGTTTCCACCAGAGAAGCATTACTCTCTTTGGTGTAGTCTTCTTGCTGCGCTACATAGATTTCAGCACAGGAGATTACATCTGCCTCGGCATATTCAATAACAGTCTCAAGTGGCATGGCTTCAAAACCAGTGCCGGACTTAAACAGATCATCAACCAGGTCTGACTTCTTGCGGGTAACATCCCGGCGTTCCGCTGTGGCTTTCAGTGATAGCTTTTGCCTCTGACCTCTGGCGAGAATATACTCACCAACCATAGTACAGTAGACTACTTCTGGTATTTCAAAGCCCATTTCTAACAACCACATCACATCAAACTTTGCGTTGTGGCAGACCAATACATCAGCTTCTTTCAAGGCTGCTCGTAAGCTATCAGGGCTGTCTGGTGTTTCTTTTTCATTATGAAAGAAGATTAAGTTATTTACATAATCAACTGTTGTACCAATAATAAAGCCAAAGTGTGCGGATACGCATCTATTCTCTGGGTGAAACGGGCTATTGTCGATCTTACCCATTAACATCTTTACTGTTGTCTCAAGGTCCAGGCTTAGAACCTTCATTATTTTCTCCCGTAGAAGTGGGTGGAATAAGAAACATCATGGCGGTCAAATAAGTACCAACAGGCGTTGTCTTTGCCTGCGGTCTTGTCGAACCACTTCACCCTACCAATGCTCACAATCTTACGAAGCCGTGGCAGAAAAGGAGTAGACTGCCTGGTATGTATCCAATCGCTATCGAACAACAGCCAGGTAGGTCTGATGTCTGAGAAAATGGTAATCATTGGATGCAGGATGGAACGCTCCCACGGTGGGTTTGTTATGATAAGATCAGCACCACCAATATCTTTTTCTTCCAATGTCAGGGCATCAAGCCTGTCCATATTAATCGCTTGGGGTTCTAGATCATACGCAGTGGTGCAGCGTAGACCGATATTGACTAAGCTTCTAATAAGCGCACCATCACCCGCACAAGGTTCACAGAAGCTGTCCACGTCTTGAATGAATGGTATTAAAGGCTCAACAGCTTCTACTGGCGTCCGGTAGAAGTCACGAGGATTTCTTTCAAAGTTAGAGCGTTTACCCATTATTCTACATACCTGCTGATTTCTGGTTCAATGTTGCAGATCACGCAGCCGTGGTAGCCTGACAGCTTGTTCTTGCTGACGTTGAGGAAACGGGTGTGGTCTGGGTTATCGTCCTCGGAGGTGCTATACTTAGCGACACCGATTATGAGGTCTGCTTCTGCTGCCTTGCCGGTCTTGGAGCCTTCAAGCATACTGAAGTCGATACGTGTCTTACCTTCTGCATCTGCAGAGGCTTGGCTGATGCCTAGCAAGGCACAATCATGCCGTTTGGCTAATTCACGAAGGGAGCGATATAATTCACGAATGCGCTCATGGCTGGCATTGTATGTGCCAGAGATCGTAACTTTATCAGCTTGGTCAATAACGATTAAATCAGGCTTTATCTTCTCACAGTAGCCATTGATCGTATCCAAATCCCATTCTTGGATGTCTTTCATAATCAGGCGGTCTTTAATCGATAGATACTTAGACGTAGCTAAATCAGGATTGTCAGCGATCTGCTCACGGGTCATGCCACTACAAGCGGCTATAGCTCGTAGCTTTGTTCGAGTGGATTTTTCTTCGTTGCAGAGATATAGGATCTTTGCGCCCTGCTGGGCGAAGCCGCCGGGGGCTGCACATAAGCTGATAGCCAATGCAGATTTACCAGTTTCAGGACGGGCAAATATGATGCCAAACTCTGCAGGTCCGATGCCATAGACATGCCTCGAAAGTGTTTCAATGTTAAACTTCCAGCGGTTTTCGTCTGAGGTTTCCGATAACAGTTCGTAAATATCGTCCGTAGTTGGGTCACCAAAGTTGTCTGGCATATAGCCGTCCTTAGTGCGCTCAAGTAATGACTGCAGGCGGGTCATAGCTCCCAGGTCACCTTCAGACATGTTAATGCCTAAGTTGGCGATATCTCTGCCCACCTCACGCCGCCAAAGGCTTTCAATTACATCCACGGCTACGGCTGGGGTGATAGGGTCACTGTATTTCAGTAGGTCAACGGTATCTCTGAACTCATTGATCTCTGAAGTGGTGGCGATGGGATTGTTGCATAACCAGATTGAGTACAAATCATCAGCGGTTATGTCTTTTTCGTATTTATTATGTGCGTCACTTAGCAAGTCGTATAAAATTGCTGAATCGTCTGAAAAGATAGATTTTCGTAAGCGGCTCTTACTAATTAAGTAAGTGTCATTATTAAGTAAAGTTTTTAGTAGCGGTATCTCCATAGCTATCGCCTTTCCTGTGCATTGTTAAGTGGCACAGTAATAAACGGTTTCAGGAATAAAAAAAGCCCCTATCTTTCGATAGAGGCCATTTAATTACATATGTGTTTTAAAACAGTACGTTAGCTATTTCTAAATTTCATAGACTTAATGTCTGGCGTTTGATCCCCCCGCCGCTCTTTCAGATCTACCTGATGAAAAACAACACGCTTGTTGTTCTTAACGATAGAAGCAATAGCATCCTGTAATTTGGTTTGTTCTTCAGCAGCTTCTAAAAAACTACCTTCGATGTTATAGTCGATTACCACTATACCTCGGCACTTCATGCGATGTTCCTTCATATACATTTAAATTTATGCAGTGAGTATTTTAAGTCGTTTTCCTCGACTTCCCCCTGCACTTACTTAGTGAAATTAATTAAGTAAATGCGGTAGTTGGTCCTGATCGTGCCGTATTGCACCAGCTTGTTACACTAATGCCAAAAAAACCTATTCCTTTCGATCCAGTGGAGATAGATGGTCCATTGGATTCTCCTGTCACAAAAGATGCAAGGTATTTTATATACATCTTTGAGGCTTTGCTAACACCCGATGAAGCATCGAGTTGTATGACTATTGCCATAATTTAAATCCCCCTATTTCTGACCCACGTATAGTCTGGGCCATTCTATAATGTTAAGCTATTAATCTTATCCGCAGACAGGTACTTCAGGTCCAGTTGTGTAAGTCTTACCGAACAGTTCATGCCTATACTACTTGCCAGGTACATTGCTTTGCTAGATGCATCATTGTCAAGCACTAATGTCAGTTTTATGTATTTATTAAGTGTCACTTTAATGCTCTTAGTGATGTTAGTACCTAGGAGCGCAACTCCGACAAGCCCAGGTACATTAGATACGGCACAGGCTGAAGCCACATCTTCCACTAGAATGCCGTGATCCCCGTTTCCGACATGGATGCCTTCAGAAAGATTTCCGTAGCTCCACCACTTTGATCGTACTGGCCGTAGGGAGCGGCCTACAGCACCTAATCCCGTTTGGTTGTAGAATAGGACTCTGTGTTCTTTAGGCGCATAACGTACTTTTATATCGCCTCGCTCGAATGCCTCGTAACTATTGACGTGCTTCAAGTAATCGATTGCAGGCTGGTGAGTACTAATCCTGGTGGTTAGCGTTGGCACATCTTTGTAATTAGGTTTGTGCCTTTGAATGGCAGCACCTGCGAGATATGACTTAGCTGCTGATATGTTTCTCTGACCAGCATAAGATCCTTTGACATTGCAGGATGCTCTAAAGCAATTCCAAACAAGTTTGCCGTCATACTTATCAATGGTGAATTTATCTTTACCACCACAGAATGGGCAGTCCATCTTCTTTCGGTCACCCTCTTTAACGGTGAGCGTCTTTACCAGTTCAACTTGATCTCTGTAGTTAGACATCGTCCATCTCACCGCAGCCGGTGCAAAGGCGGGTGAAAACGAATGAGTTATCTTTTTCTAGGAACGATAAGTCTTCGGGATAAACTGTTTGCTTATGTGTGTGGATGAGCAAAATTGCGGGTGATCCTCGGAGTACTGGGATACAACACAATTCACATAAGAATGTATTTTTAGTTTTATGCTGCTCTACGGCTTGTAGTTCTAAGCTTCTTCGCTTCAATTGACTATGCCCCTAACAAGTACCATTAGTTAACCCTTAAAGGTGAACCATATGATATATAGTTTAAATATTAAGTCAAGCCACAAAGTGGGTGGCATAGCTAGTGGCGTAGTGATTTTACTACCCCATAAGCCATTAATATCTAACACTAACCTCATAACGGATTGGCCGCAAGTTCAAATCTTGCCGGGCCTACCAAGCGATTGATATTAAAGGTCTTTATTCTAAAAATAACCCGATCAGGGGCCAACTTTTTCCCACTTGGGGTTTTTTTGACTAAAAATGGCTTCATTTCAGGCTGCAATTCCTGATTCGCACAGGGCTGTCCATGACACTGGAAACAACTCACACATTTTACTACTTATCTGGTCTGCAACCAAACGAGTCTCAAATTGGGTATCCTCTTTGCACCTAAGTTCGCACATTGAGGCGAAGGCATCCAAGCTTCCTGACCAATGCCACTCGGTCAATGTGTTTACTGGCAATATAAGTCTGGCTTGCTCTTCACACACATTTCTTTCTAACATGCTCTCGTACAGCATAGCGACCAGACGTTGTGTTGTACCTATGTGAATGTCCTGGTCTTCCAACGCCGTTCCACTGCCCTGCTTTTTGTCTGCAGACTTACTGCGCCAGACTTCCGGTGTGTAAAATTCAGGAGGTGTGTTAACGTAGCGTCTGCTGATCTCGTTCCAGCGTAAAAACTTATGCTTCACAAGCTGACGTGCTACAAATATCGGAGCCTTAATGTGGAAGGATGCAAAGGCGTGACCAAACGGACTGAGGTGATTATGTTTGGCTAAGTAGTCAATCAATTTAGCATCCGATTTTGCCAATTCAGGGCGGCGGTCATACCCTTCAGTGTAGGTCCAGTTGCTTTGCTTACCAAAGCTTACACGGGCGGCGTTGACCACTGATAGGTCATTACCCATGTGATCGATGAGCGTGGCTTTGATCATTTATGTTTTCTCAACTCATCACGCACTGCTGTAATCAGGTCAATTAATCGCTCTGTAACTAACTGTGGCGGCTTGCCTGTTATCTTTTCTAGCTCACGCTCATAGGCTGCTCGTGCCTCACTTACTGATATCATTTATTAAACCTTTTATTGACTGCTGCTGATGCTGTCTTGCGGGTGTGGCGCACATAGATAGACAGCACGTTCATACTTTTGTGACCCGTTACCGATCTGATTTCTGCATTAGTGCAGTCACTCTCAGCCAGTATGGTTGCACCACTCCGGCGCATGTCACGGGCCTGAAATTCAAAAGGCAAACTGGTAGCATTACGGACACGCTGACCGACTGTGTTGTAGTGTCGGTTATCATACGGAAGCCCCGTATGTTCATACCAGCATATCATGTTGTGGTCAGCGTTGCCTTTGACTTTACGAGTACCGTCTGCACACTTCATTTTACTGTATAGGAACTCTGGACGCTTTACCGCATTCATACGATCAATCAGACGTGGTGATGCCGGGATCTCTAAGTATGTTCCTGTCTTCTCTTGCGTGAAGTAAAAGGTCTCTTCGCCGGTCTTGTGATCTTTCCTATAGTCATCCCAAGTAAGTTGGCGCATGTCTCCAGGTCGTTGACATAGATCATAGCAGAGTAAGTATAACGTGCCGATAGATGGAAGGCCCATCTGGTCAGCCATGTCTACAAACTCCATTACTTCTTCATCTTCCCACATGGTTGTGCGGTCATCCGTGCCTATTACATCCATTTTAGAAAAAGGATTACTGTTAACTAATGGTGGCTTATCTATTCTAGCGCCTGCATTCCAAATCTTACGAAGAACTCTAATGGAAGAGTTAGCTGCACTGTTTGATTTATCTTTATATATAGAATTATATAGTGCATCACTATGGGTAACATCTACACTTTTAGCATCCATATCACCCAAGCAGACAGGTTCCTTGTTAAATGAAAGCCTCATCAAACTTTTTAGCGTTTGGTTGTAACTATCCTTGGAATTAGGCTTTAATTTTGTCCAGTGATAGGTCTTTTTATAAGCAGCTACCAAGGCCAACACTGATCCTTTTTGGATGTGTATCGTCTTATTCTTAGCTTTGCGTTTATAAGCATTATGTAGATCAACGATCAAATCTACATGATTCTGACCTTCTATACGGCTCTTAAAAGACCCATATTTAGCGTCAATATCTCGTTTCATAGCTACAGTTGGTCTAAACTTATATATAATAGAGCCATTTTTCCCAGGACATTCGTCTAGGTATTTAATAATACGCATTTGGTCGATCCTTTGTGTCTAGTTGTTAAGGGGTACTACTAGAGTACGCTCATAACCTACTGGCAACTTAGATCCGTGGCATTACTAATGTCAATAACTAAAAATAATACTTGCTTTTATAGGTGGCACTGTTATGTGTTATTTTATAGGCCATCTCCCTGGTCTATACCTTTCCAAGCGTACTAACTGACCCCTCATTGATTCGTTTCTTTGAGGGGTTTTCTTTGTGCTAAGACACAAAAAAGGCCCCAAAGGGCCTTAGTTTTTTACTCTGGCGTCAAACACCTTATGACTTAATAATGGCTGCAACCTCATAGTCATAAATGATACCGTTGTTCATTGGGACGGACACCGCAAGGTTGTCTATGATCACTACTGCTTGATCGACTTGCCTTTGTTGTGTTGCTTCTGCGGCATCTATTAGTGCTTCACCTAGCTCTTTCGCTTTGGTTATATCCAGTATCATTTTATTTTTCCCCCCATTTTAAATATTCCACAACCTCGTACTGGGCCACACATCCCCAACCCCCTATTAGTTCACGCAATCGCAAGCTCCCCGAAATTTTTTACTCTGGCGTCAAACACCTTATGAGTAGATCATCCAACTACTATGTACCTTTATCCGCACATAGCAATACACAGTATCAGAAATAGGTAAAATTTTTAAAATGTTTTTTTAAAAACCTAAAACTGGTTTTATTAAATCCTTGTTATATTTCTTTTTTTAGTTTTAGTTAGTGGCATAATACCGTGGCATGATTCAGTGGCGCTAAACATTGAATCAAAACAAGCCAGGGCATTTGCAGAAACTAAACACAAAAGGAAATGACCATGTTAGATTTTACTAACGCAGAAACAGTCACGGGATTCGTGGCGCTAACTAAAAAATCAAGAAACAAAAAGACCGGCCCTATTCCGGTTTCTACATCTGGAAAAGAAACCTGTCCTAATCAATGCCCTTTAAAAGATGCAGGTTGTTATGCGGATGGTGGACCTATGGCTATATTTTGGCAAAAGGTAACCGAGAAAAAAGCCGGTCTGGCTTATGATAGTTTTCTAACAGATGTAGAAGCATTGCCCCTGGATCAATTGTGGCGGCATAATCAAGCCGGGGATCTGCAGGCTGATGTTAATAACACAGATGAAATAAACCTAGCAGCGTTATGCAATCTCTCAAAAGCTAACACCGGCAAACGTGGTTTTACTTACACGCATTTTGATATTGTAAATAATAGCAGTAACCGGGAAGCAGTGGCCCAGGCAAACCGGCAAGGATTCACGGTTAACTTATCTGGGAATGATTTTGATCATGCAGATATATTAGCAGAAACCAAAGCAGGCCCAGTGGTTTCAATTGCGCCTATTGCTTATGGTCGCAAAGTCGAAAAAAGGATCTGGTCCGAAACCCTAGCAGAATATAAAGCCCGTTTGCAGGATCTGCCCAGCCATACCAAAGCAGGCCAAAAGATAAGCCCCTGCCCTGCAACATATTTGGACACAAATTGCCTGGACTGCGGATTATGCCAAAAACAAAACCGCAAAGCTTTGGTTGTATTCCCGGCGCATGGCCTACGCAAAAAGAAAGCGGATCTTATAGCGCAAGGAATAGCAGCATGAATCCCCGGTGTGATGTTACCAGGTCAATATATTGGACCGACTCCGAAATATGCGAATATTATGACCGTTACCCCAATATATCCAATTTGACCCTGGCCGGGATGGTAGGGCTTACAGGATCCGAATTGAAAGCAATCCTATTAAAAGATCCAGGTAAGTAAATGTTACACGTTTACACCGCTATTGGCTTTATAGTGTTTTGGTTATGGGTTGCCGGTTTGATATATTAACGCCCTTAGTTAAACCACTTTACTAATACAGCGAATCATAATAGTTAAATAAGGGCGGAGCAATTGCTACCGCCCTTTATTAGTCTAAACACAAGGAAATGACCAAATGACAAAAGCCCAAACAAAACAAATGAAAGCCCTGGCAGGTTTTCAAGATAACCGCCCAGCGTTCCAACGTGGAGTCGCTTCAATGATTAGGGCAGCAATGCGCCAAAGCCAAATAAATGCAATTATTGCGGAAGCAAACCGCATGATTTTGGCCGGTGAATAATATGGAATTTTCAACAGTAATAGTTTTGTTTTTCATGGCCGTTATAGGCATTGCCGCAATGGCTTATTTTATAGCTGATGCAATTACTTCCCATTGTGACGGTAAATTAAATAACGATATTGCAACCGCCAAAATTGACCTGGCAACAATGGAAAATGATCTGCAACAATTACAGTCTAATTTATTGGCAGCTAAAAGAGCGTTAACAATTGCAAAAGTAAAGCAGGATCCTAACGCAATTATAATAGGCTATAACGATAAGCCACGCAAAGCCCGCAGATCCCCCCACATAATAACACAATAGCTGAAAGCGCCCCTGGCTTAACTAGGGGCGTTTTGGGCTGCTATGTTGCAGCAATCTAAACACAAAGGAATTGACCATATGCCATTTGATTTAATCCACACAAGCAGCGCAAACGCTGCAGCGATTGACCTGCAAACCATTATCGACAATTGCCCTGCAGTATTAACGGGATCTAAAAGCCCTGATGTATCTAACCGCTATGGCCTGGTATCATCTTTAGGCGCAATCAATGTCTTAGCTGATTATGGTTACCGCCCGGTCAAAGCTATTCAACGCCCTAGCCGTAAAGAAGGGCAGCAACACTATGCAGCGCATATGCTATCCTTTGCCCACGACAGGGATCTGGAAAGCAATGCAGAAACTAGGCCGGAATTAATTATATATAATAGCCATGACGGCAAAAGCGCCCTTAAAATCTTTGCCGGGGCTTATCGTTTTATCTGCAGTAATGG